TTTTATAGTCCTCGTAGGTTTTTGCCCAGCCAATCGACCAATCATACTCCAGTGGTTTTTCGGCTTGCTCGAGTAAAATTTTGTGCATATAGGCGTTCTCAAACATCCCCTCTTTCAGCTTCGCTGCTGCATTCCACACCGCCCTGAATTTGTCAAAATCTAACGGTTGTGCCGTGTTATCCGCACAAATCAGGGTGAAAATACGTAGCTCTCCGTTGCTTTCGGTTTTGCCGTTTAAATCAAAATCGGCTTTGATTTCGACCAGTGTCGCACGCCCTTTTTCGTCCGTATCGACCCATTTGCCAATCTCCGGCACATACACACCACCGTTTACGCACCCATCGCGTTTGGTGTTGATAGCATTGCGGATTTGGTTGCGCTGTTCGGCAAGCAACTCCGCCTCACCTTCACTGGAAAGCACCCACGCTGTACCATTCCAGAAGTGGTATTCGCTCGGTGCATTTGGAATTAAAATTGGATTGCCGTCACTATCGGCGGCACGTGCGCCATTGCCGTTGATAATGCGCTGAAATGTGGCTTCATCCACCTGTTTCATTTGCGAAAAATCGACATCCGGATAGCAGCTTTCCGCACCCTCTACCGGATAAAAATTACACGTTATTTTATCGAAATAGTACATTGTTGCTCCTGTTTCTCTTGTCAATCTGTTTTATTGTTAGTACAATCAGATATAAAAATCACACTGATGCTGTAATGAAAATTGAATTTGATGCCGTAAAAAATCAACAAAATATCCAATCTCGCCAATTGTCTTTCCAACAAGCAGCGGAGCTTGATTGGCAGCAAGCCTTAATCTGGCAAGATGACCGTTTTGAATACGGCGAAATTCGTTACTCCGCGTTAGCCCTGTTAGGTAATAGATTGCATTTTATTTGTTTTAAATTTATCCCTAACGGCATTCGCGTCATCAGTTTCCGCAAAGCCAACAAAAGGGAGATTAAAAAATATGAAAATGAACGCCAATCAAGAGTTTAATATCGCTGAAACCCCTTTAACCGACGAACAACTTGCTCAATTTAAACCGATTGAACAAGTTTTGCCGCCCGATCAATTAAATATGCTGCTCACTCATCAAGCTCAACAAAAACGGCGCGGCAAACAAAAAGCCCCAACCAAACAAGCCACCACAATTCGCCTTTCACCGATTGTGCTGGAAAAATTCCGCGCCACCGGTAAGGGCTGGCAATCACGCATCAACGAGGTGCTGCTTAACTATGTTGAACATATGTAATTCACCGGCCGCCATTGGCAGCCTTCTACTCGCCAATGGCGAAATAGTGGATATTCGTTTGATAACGCCCCCACACGTGAGTATTGTTAAAAAACAAATCCAAATCATAATTAGCATCACCGCCACACGTTGATGAGCTCACCACTTGATAAACCTGCCTAAACGCCACCGGAAATTGTTTTTTGCCTGCACCGCCACCACTGCCCCATTGCAACAGTAAACCGTTTGGTAATCTGCACCAGCCGGTCGCCGCGAGGTTTTGTGTCAGTTTTAAACCATTTACCGTATTAGTTAAATAATCTACCCTGCTATTTACACCATTCAACGACACCCCACTGCCGGTAACGACGTCGCCGCTTGATCTGAAAATTCCGCCGTGCTCAAACTTCCATAGGAAATATTTGCCGTTATTCTCAATTAACTGCACAACACCTGCGCCAAAGCCATCTGCGATAAAGCCACCGCCAATATGTTGACTAGTGACATAGCCCAACGATAATGCTACACCCCAACGGTTATTTCTGCGCACACGCCCTTTCACAAAAGGAAAATAACTGTACACATCAGAATTATCTTCCTCAACAAAATATGGTGCTTTACTGTTATATTGATTTGCATATTCACCGCTGCCATAATGCAGTGCACTCGCACTCCTGAAAGAAAGGTTAGCATTGCCTTTTGAACCATCACTTGGCCCTGTGTTTTCAAAAAACACAAACGCATCTGGCGCGCCGTTATTGCGTTTGTAAATATAATCATCGCCAAATTGCAATTTTCGACCCGACAAATTAATCTCTGATACCGTCAGTTTACCCGTCATCGTATCGCCTGATTTTGACACGCGACCATTAGCGTTATCATTGGCACTTTTCACTGCTTTACTGGTCGCCACGGTATCGCTGCTGGCTGAAGTGACGGAATCGCTACGGTGCAGTTCGGTTAAAATCTCTTTCTTGCCTGCATATTCACCCCCTGAGTTCCAGTTCATCACATAAGCTTTATAATTAATTAAATCAAAGCCTAGGCTTTTAGCATACCCTGCGGTATTGCCGCCATACGAACCGATATGAATTTGAAAATAAGGCAAAGCTTCATTATTAAGAGTGGCGCTGCCGGCATAAAAGCCGCTGTAATCCCATTTCTTTTCAGACACGCTGTAATTTGCTTTTAATTTCAAGCCGCCTGTCATCTCGCCGCCGCTTTTACTGACGCGCGTGTTGGCATTGTCATCAGCAGCTTTGGCTTTGTCATAAGCAGTTTTAGCAGCATAACTAGTAGCAACAGTATCAGAACTAGTAGAGGTAACAGAGTTTGATTTTTTGCTATTGGGAATATAATTTTGGAGATTACTTGTTAATGCGTTGATTAATGTTTTTAACGCTTTACCAGCTTTGGCGGTTAATCCTAATGTTTCACTATCGCTATCTAGCGCATTAGTAAGCTGTACAATGCCTAGTTGGGTTAGACTGGCTTTTGAAATTGAATGGGTATGCCCTGTTTCATCCACAAAATCCACGGTTTCAGCGTTGATCGCTTTTGGGGTGCTGTGTCCTTTGGCAATCTTTAAAATGGCATTAAGTAACGCATTGATATTGTCTTCTGTGGGTTCAATGCCCGCATTTTCCATTACAGCTTTGAGCTGTTTAAAAAGCCACTGATCTTTTTTGTCGTTCATCTGCTGAACGTAGTTAAAATCTTGTACTGTTGGCGTATCATCGCCTAAATGCGCCCAACCTGCTTCATAGTTGGTTTGTGAAAAATCGGTGGTATCGCCATTTTTCGCCCAAATAATTGTTTTAAATAAATCCAGTAATTTCATTGCTTGTCCTTATTCGTCAATCAATTCAACAGACACTTTTACCCCTGCCGCTGCGGGTATCCACGGCTTGGGATCTTGCTCTATTGCATCTATTTTATTTTTGCGATTACGTGTAATTTTGATATGAATTTCTGCATCCATCTTTTCTTGCACTAATACTTTGCTAGCCAGAAATAAGGCTTGGCACGCCTTAATCACATCTTCCACTGTGCCGTGTGAATGGTTGGCGACGATTTTCCATTTGATCAGTCGCCGATAGGCTTCATCAGGCATATAGCTCACGGCTTTGGTATGCGTTTGTAAGGCGAGATCTCGAATTGGAGCTTGGCTAAAGCCTTTGGCTTTGCTTTGCCCTGTAAAACCAAAATACCAATCACCATTCATCTTAGTAAAAGGTCTCGGCATTCCTACAATATCGCCTACCCCGTCTAATTGCCGCCCGATTGCGGTATCAATATGCCGTTCAAGGATCATTTGTTTTAAACTGTGTTGTAAATCGGCGTGAGGGGAAAGTAACAGTGAGATGAGGGCGTTTAAATTAGGCGAATAGCGAAATTGAGAAAGCTGTCGCTCTAAACCTAATTGCACAAAATCCGCGTCAAGAGCGGTCAAAATTTTTGGCATTTTTCCTCCTAGCTGATAACGATGATAGCAGGATCAAACACTGCTTCTTCATCAGGTGCAATGACAATATTTTGTTCTTGGTAACGGGGTTCGGGATCGGTGATTTGATTGGTTTTCCCCATTTGCACGGTAACTTTTCCAACCCCTGACACAGCAATGCAGGCTGCGATGAGGCGTTGATGGATCACATCAGAGCCTACCCCTAACTGTTTGCCATAATCTAAAATATTGTTCATTACGTTTACGATATAGCCCGCTTTTGCCATTTCCCCTTCATCAACAAAGGTTTCAATGATAATTTTCAACCAAATATAGCGTTTGAGCGGGCGACTAAATTTAATTAAGTGCAGTTGATTTTGGCTGTCTTTTACGCTGATGGAAGTTCGTCCGTGTGTACCTATGCCGATGGGTTTATATTTTAACAAGGCTTTTGCAATATCTTGATCTAACCCGCCTTTTACTACCACATAAATACTGCGTTTCGGTATGCCATTCACTGTTTGATCGGTATCATTTTCATAAACGCGTAAGGCGTTCACCCCCACAACATTCCGCAAGTTGGCATACAGTGCCTCCACTGTTGCCGCACCATTTTGCCATACGCCCATATGATAACGTTGGTAGAGTTCTGTATCTGTTTCTTCAAAGCGGCCTGCTGCCCCCTCAACTAAATTATTTACTTCAACCACGCCATCTAGCATTGTGATAAGCTCACGCATTTGCCCGATCTCTGCTTTATCCTCGCTAGGTTCCTCAGTACTCAGCTCAAGACGCAAGCCAAGCCGTGATAGGGTTAAATTCGGGCTGACAGAAATCGAAAAGTGCGGGGTAGATTGTGCGGTGATTTCAATAATCACATTATCATTTTGCACGCTGACATAATTGATTCCTTTGAGGTGCGCACTCAACCCCTGAATGACACTTGCAACAGAAGAGCGAGTGGCACGAAAGCGATAGGCTACACCATTAATTACCGCCGAAAATTCATCGTTAGGATTAATGGTTTTGGTGTTTAACTCAATGCGTGCATAAGCGGCTTGATTAGCATTAATTCTCGCCTCGCTATCCGTATAATAAAGGGTTTGGCTTGCGACATTGCGAACCGCTGTATAAGCAGGGATTAGGGTGTCCGCTTGCCCGAAGAAAATCACGGGAACGGTGGATCGTTCAGCCTGCAGGCGTTTCACCCCTGTAAATGATACCGCCCGATCTAAATTCGCCCCTGTGGCACTCATTGGATACATCGCCCCATAAACGCCCTCAACCAACTCCCAAAGGCTCGCAAATCGCTCTGCTTCAATGCTGAGCATTGAACCTAATACGGTTTCAGGAGTGATTTCAACCTCAGCCCCAAAGGTCTGTTTTGCTTTTTCAAATAATTCTTGCAATTGCTCAGGCATACGCTTACGCACAAAACCGCTGCGTGTTAATCCATAATTAGCCATTTCGTTTTACCTCTATGCGATCTTGAATACTTCCTTCATTTGTCCGAACGGAAAAGCTCACCACAAGCGTCCGCTCTTTACGATGAAATTCTAAAGAAAGCCGTTCCACTGCCTTTACGCCCACAACGCCCATTATCTTTTTTCTGAAAATGGCTTGAATGCGGGTGCTATCGGGATTTTTCGTTAAAATTTCGTCAAAATAAGGCAACCCTATGGTGGTGTCTAAAAACCATTCCCCTAAAAACGTTAAAAGCACAACTTTGATTTGTTGTGCTTTTTGATTTATGCCTTCGACTATGACTAGCTTGTTATCTTTAAACAGCAAATCGTGCTGTGCATTTAATTTTAAATCAATCATTGTGCTGTTCCTGTTTTGCCTCCACTGTCGCCTTGATGGGTATGCCCCTGTAGAGAAATTCCCCCCGCTTGCACATCGCCCGTTGCTTTGAGCGTTCCGCTCACTGAAACACTGCCGTCATCACCTTCCGTTGATATGCCGCCATTAACCAGCACATTACCGTTAAAGGTGCTAATTGGGGCGTTTACGGTAAAGTTGTCAGTGGTGATGGCAACATCTGGCGATTGGATCACAATATTGCCGCTAGGCTCAATTTTGATTGACCCCTCGCCATATTTGATACACAAATTGACGGGATCGGCTACGGGCGAGCGGCTGTTTCCGCCCAGCACACAAAAGGCATCGGAAAGATCGAACATTCGTGGATCATCAGGTGCGTCTTGGCTTCCGCTTAGCCAGTTTTCCAGTGAACGTTGTGAGAAAATCAGCACACAACCATCGCCCGCCTTGATTGGTAAGGTAATCTGAGCCAATGCACCATTAATATCTGCCATTGGAAACAAGACAGGAATATTGACAATCTGTGGGGCTTTCAGCACCTCCCCGTTAGCAAGGCGTTTCGGAATGGTAGGCTGTGCCGTTACCCGTACCGTATTGGCATCATAAGCTAAAATTTTAGCGGGCAATGCCACATTAATTTCAGAAAGTGCGGTCAAAATTTCACGCATTTTGATCCTCCGCTTTTTTGCGTTTTTTACGATGTTTACGCTGAGTTTGTTGTTCGGCTTTAGTTGGGGCGTTGAGATCGATTAAATGCAATTCCGATTGCCAATCCCCTGAATGACTATCGCCCGAATGCTTGATTTTTTCTACCCGAAACCAGTTGGTGATGGTTTGGCTTTCCAGTTTGATTTTGTCGCAAGGATTAACCATTGGCAGTAGCAAACTTTTTACATTCCAGCCATCACGAGCTTGACGATCAAAAGCGAATTTTTCTTCTTGCTTTTTATTCGGTGTATCTTGCTTTTTACTGCGTGCCGCTTCCCGTGTGCGTTCAGGAAAGCCGATAAGTCCGCTGTCTTTCGCCAACACATAGCCCGCTCGCTTCGTTACGCCTTTGCGATTGACAATTTGCAATTCGCCATTTTGGATAGACCATTCAAGCCCCGTGCCTGCGACCACTTTATCTAAGGCTGTACGAGCTGCTCCATAAAAACTAAAGCCATTCGTCCAAGAACGGGATTTCAAACTATCCGCCCCCACAAGTGGCACGCCCATTTTAGCAGCAATATCATTGACAATTTGCGTTGAACTCACCCCACCTTGATAGCCTAGCGATACCGCGGTATCACGAATTTCTATCAATCCATCAAGTACATAAAGTTCCGTTACCCAATCGGCGTTATCGTGATAAGAATAAGCTGTAGCAATATCCCCCGAACATAACAAAATATTGCCCTCTTGCTCATAGCCTGCATATAACACGCAACGCATATCGGGTTGCTCCACCGCTTGCCTTGTGGTGGGGGCTAAATTGTAAATTTTGATTGTGTTTTCATTGGGTTTATTTTCGCTGTCTTTTTCAATATCAAAAGCAATCCGCATAGGCGGTTCAATCACAATGCCCTCTTTCTGTCCTTTCTTTCCGATCACTAATTGATAACTACGCAAAAAACGGTAACTCATCGTCCACCTCAATATAAATGAGCGTTGCTTGCCCTGATACAAAATCATCACGCCCGATAATCTGTTGATTATCCTCACGCACAATAATTAGCTCACCGAGTGGCAATGCCTCACGGCGAATAGGCTCAATTAATGGTCGGTTAGGTAACAGCACAATGTTTGAAGCTAGCTCATCGTTATAAGCATTTTCAATGGCTAACGTCCAAAAGCTCAGCGTATCATTCCAAGAAAAATGTAAGAAAAAGACCTCATCATCGAAATTCACTTCGGTGATAAAATCGTTTTTATTAGCAAGTTGAATGGTAAACATTACACCCCCTTACCTGTTTTTTGAGAAAGTATTGTTTTTCTCGCCTGTCCGTCCGTTGGTTTGCCCGTTGCTGCTTTACCCGCATTTGCTTTTGTTTGTCCTGCTTTACCTTTCGTGGAGGCATCAACCTTTTCGGGAGGCATTTCTTCGGCTCTGAGAGTAACTTTATTGATTTTGCGAAACTCAGCCGTAACATTTAACCGTTCGCCATCATCGCTATTGCGTTCAATTTCAAGGCTTTCAATGGCAAAATCCTCATACACATCAAGCCCTGTAACAATGGTAATCAGCTCACGATTAGCGTGTAATTCTCGTAGTGTTTCTTTTGCACTAATGAGCTTGTATTTACCCAAGCCAACATTAAATAATGTTCCCGCCCCAGTGATTACACCACTTAAACTCAAGCGCTCACTTTCTTGGGTAATGTGATCGGAAATTACTGTGCCGTCTTCAACGGGATATTCCGTGATTTGACTACTTAATGAAGTCGTTTCCGTTAAAAGGGCATCAAGCTCTAACACACCAATCGTTGTACGTTTGCCCACAAGGGCGGAAAATAAAAGGTTTACTATGCTCATAATAATTGACAACTCAAGATAATAAGTTATAATTTATACATAAGCTATAACTTATGGTGTAAATAATGGCTGTAAATCATCAGTGGAATATTCTTTTTACAGATTGTTTTTCAAAGTGGCTTGATCAACAGGATATTCCAACAAAGAAAAGTGTTGCTGCTGCACTCAATTTATTAAAAATAACTGGTCCTGAACTATCTCGTCCCTATGCGGACACGATTAAAGGATCACAATATCCCAATATGAAAGAGTTACGCATACAACATCAAGGCAAACCTTTAAGGGCGTTTTTTGCATTTGATCCATTACGTCAAGCCATCGTGCTATGTGCCGGTGATAAAAGTAACGATAAACAGTTTTACAAACGAATGATTGCATTGGCAGATACTGAATTCGCTGCTTATTTAGCAAACTTGGAGAAATAATATGAAAACATTTGATCAATTCTTAGATGAATTTTCCCCCGAAGATCGCAAAGACATAGAAAGAATGACTGATGAGCTGCTATTGGAATCAGGTCTTTCACTTATTCGCCAAGAAATGGAAATTTCACAAAAACAACTTGCAGACGCACTAGGTATTTCACAACCTGCTGTCGCTCAAATTGAACAACGAGGAAATGACTTACGCCTTTCTACACTCAAGCGTTATGTTGAAACAATGGGCGGAAAGCTCAGCCTTGCGATTGATATGCCAATGGGAGAAACTCGAATCTTCAAAATTTGATTTCTCACTAAAACTGCGGTCAAAACTGACCGCACTTTTATCCCGCATATTCAATTGAACCCACACCAAAAGGGGCAGGGCGGTTCTGTTTGAGCTTGCCTGATACCGCATTGGCGACCCCTGCTGGGTTGGTTGCCCCTTGAATATTGAAGTTATTCGTTTGCGTAACGGTAGATTGCATATTCCCACCATATTTTGTATAGCTTGGTAATGTGCTAGTTGGCTGTACATATTGGCTTGTTGGCGTAACCATCGCCGCCCCTGTTACATTCACCTCAGCTTTAGCTCCGTTTGAAAACAAATCTTTGATCCAACTTGGTATCAGGCTTTCAAACCAGCCCACCACCGTATCAATGGATTTTTGCCACGCATTTTTGAAGGTGTTCGTTACCTCATTCCATTTATTGGTCGCGGTAGTTTTTACTCCCTCCCAAATCTCACTGGCTTTGTTTTTGATACCTTCCCACATTTCATCGGCGGAGGTGGTTATCGCAGCCCAAATCTCGCTGGCCTTGGTTGATATCGCGTCCCAAACTGCAAGTGCGATCCGTTTGACATCGTCCCAATAGATAATAAGTAACGCGATTAAACCAATAATCACGGTGATCGCTAGTAAAATCGGGTTGCTCGCAACCGCCATTAACATTGCTCGGGCGAATATGAAAATCCCTTTTACCATTGTGGCAATCAAGCCTGCAAAAATACGCCCAAATTTGACCGCACTTTTGCCCATTAATAGAAACGCTTGTCCTATTTTTAAAGCAATGAGGCGACTAAATTTAACCGCAATATTGACTATCGCTGAAAGGATTTTCCCTACTTTTGCTATTCCAACGCAAACCTTACCAAACCCCGTTAATAAGGCAAAAAAGCCATTCGTCATTACCCATTGAAATGCCTTAAACATCATAATCCCAGAGCGAGAAAAGAGCTTAAAGCGTTTTTGTAGCCAAATAAACGGTGTTGCAATGCCTTTTATCGTTTTAAGAAACGGGTTGGCGACAAACATCACGCCTTTAAATCCGCCTTTGATCAGCTTAAATAGCCAAGTAACAGGCGTGAAAAGCGACCAGATTATAGAGGCAACACCACCAAACACCATTAAGGCAATCGAATAAAGCGGTAAAAATTTCAGACTTAGCCCATCAATGAGTTTTCCTGCATTGCTGAAAGCTCCCGAAAAATCACCATTCACTAACGCCCGAATAATCCGCACCACTGTTCCTACGGCTTTAATGAGATTTTTCAGCCCGTCAATCACATAGTTCATTACACTAGTAGCGAAGCCTTGCCAGTTTGACAGGTCAAGATCAACATTCGCCAGTTTTGCGATGTCGCGAAGCAAGCCTTTAATATTTAGCCATACGCCATTGGCGAGTTTTCCTACTGCTTGGAATTTATCCGCCCATTGGTCGAACCTACCAATCAATGCCCCTGTAAGAGAAATATCTCCTTGCGTCCAGCCGTAAATATCTTCTAGCACCAAGCCTACCGCAGTTAATGCGGCTGCCATTGCTAAAAAGGGGGCAGCAGCACGGGTTGCGTTAATAATAATTTGCTTTAAGCTGAGTTTAGTGGCATTCAGCATTGGGAGCAGTTTCGCCCCAATTGCGGAGGTGGCTAAAATCCCAACTAAGCGAATATTTTTCGTGATCCATTCCGCTGCATTATAAAAGGTTTCCCCTAACTTTGAGGCTTTGTTTACAACACGATCAATGAGCTGTCCCGCTTTATTCCTGAGTAGCGTCATTCCTCGCCCAAAGGTTTTTGGCATTTGATCAAATTCTTTTTGAATTTTCTCCGCTTGCCGCAATAACCCTTGGGCCAGTTCTTTTGAGGTGAGTTTACCCTCCTTGCCTAAGTCTTTCAGTTGCCCAATTGGCACACCGAAGCTGTCTGCAATAGCATTAGCTAAACGGGGAGCTTGCTCAATAATGGAATTAAGCTCATCACCTCGCAACGCACCTGAGCCTAACGCTTGCCCTAACTGCATTAATGCCGCTTGCTGGGCCGCAGGATCGCCGCCGCCAATCGTCATTGTTTGCCCGATGATTTCCGTTAAATTTAACGTATCATCAAGGCTTAAGCCTAAATCGCTCGCATTGCGATTAACTTTAGAAAACAGATCCGCACTCGCTAAATAATCCTGCCCTGAGCGTTGCGAAATAGCGAAAATCTCATCAAGAGCGTGCTTGTGTTCCTGCGCGGACTTTGTCGCGAGTTTGACTCGGCTATCTACCGCCGCCCAATCATCGGCAATTTTAATTACATTACCGCCCGCCACCATTGCAAAATAACCACCAATCATATTCCGCAAGGAAAGCATATGGTTTTTGGCTTGATTGATCCCCTCCCCAATAGCTTGACTTTCTTGGGCTGCCCCTCGCAATGCGTTGCGTAACTTGCCGCGAATTTGCCCCGCAGCGGTCTGGGTTTGGGTGATATAACCTTTGAGCTTAGAATTATCTACCTTGTACTTTAAGACGGTTACCAGCTCACGAATAACATTCATCGGTGTTTCTCCATTTGTTTTGCTTCCATTGCCTCAACCGCATCAAGTAATCGGTTAATTTTCAACAGCTCGCCCATATCCGTCAGCCCTGCGGTGTTGAGTTCCGTCAAAGTTACTTTGCCCGCTAAAAAAGGACGCCAAGCGAGCATTTCACTTAACGCCTTCTCGCTATATTTGCCAACGCTTAGGCTTTCTTCGATCCCTCTTGCTCCGATCCAAGACGGGCAAGAAATTTCATAAAAAAAGGCTCAAAATTCAGCCTTAAAATAAATATTACTAACTCAATAATTTCGGACATATCGTCAAACACGAGATCGAAATCGGTTTTCTGCAATTTTTTATCTGTGCCGTTGTTGAAATCATCACGTTGCACGGTTACCAATTCAGGTTTCACCAACATATCGACGAGTTTAACCAGTTCCGCCCCGCTGAGTTGTTGGCTTAGTTGCTGTAACCCCTCAGCAAATTCCACCGCACTTTTTTTCGCAAGCTCTGCGAGCTGACTGACATTCGCTTTTTCGGGAGTATCTACACCAAACATTCCGAACATTTTTGCGAGCGAGGGAGCAAGGGTTTTCTGTAAATCGCCAAAAATGCGTAACTGATCCATCGCTGAAAACTTTTGCACGAAAAACGTGCTTTCGCCGATTTGAATTTCTTGTCGTGCCATTAGTCATTTCCTCCAACAAATAAAATGCCGTCTGAGGTTTCAATGACCCATTCACGGCTGCCAATTTCTTTACCAAAATCGAGTTTTGCGTATTTTGTGATCCACGCCGTACTTGCGGCGAATAAGGAACGTCCACGCAAATCTTTCACCGCAATGGGGAAAGTGGCATTTTTACTCACCTTATCCGCCGCATATAACGCACTTAACACGTCATTAGTGCTACTGGTTTGAAGTAACGTTAATGTAATTTTTTTACGCGGATCAGCACTGGTTGAGCGTGCCACTTCGCCATCTGCTCCTGCCACAGAGGTAACGCCCTCTGAGATTTCTTCAATATCGACAAACGTGCCATCGGCAAAGCCCGTGGCAATGGCTGCCCCAATGACAATACTTACTTCATCAGGGGCATAAGTTGCTAATGCCATAAAAATTCTCCTATAAAAAAGACCGCACTTTTGCGGTCTAGGGTTAATCAATTAAAGGCTATATGCCAAGTTACCTTTCAATTCGGCAATATGAATTGCTCCCGCAAGGCGAGCGGAAAATTTCACATCTTGCAAAATACGGCTTGCCTTGTTGTTATCGGAAATGTTCGCCGATCTTGGTAGGCTGATGACATAACTCGGAATTTCCTTGTTGTCGTCATCTAATTCAACGGGGGCAATCCCGCCACGACTGACACCTAAATCTAACGCTTTGCGAATGGCCGCACCGATTAGCTCAATCCCTTTATCGGTATAAGGCACTTTGCCGTAAGCGTTGATCAGCACGGAGGTAACGTTAATCTGCACCTCTTGCACGAGCCAATCACGGAAGCGGATCACATCAATCCATTCTCCCGCTGCCACTTTTCCGCCTTGGGTTACAGCAAAACTGCCGTTGAATTTTTCAAAGGTCGTGGCGTTTTTCTTCGCACAGGCGAGATATTCGCCCTCACTTAATGGCGAGAAAGACACCCCGGCGAGCTTTTTCAAATTCCACGTTTCCGCACCAGGGTAAAAGGTGAAAGCATAGCTCATCAAGCCAATTTCAGGGTATTCTTCCTCCGCTTTGTGCGAGTACATCACCGCACTACGGTAATATTGTTTGGCGTTTAATTTGCTCGCAATATCCGTTTTATCGGAAGCCTGGAGCATTTTCTCATTGGCACTTGCGGTAACAAATAATTTGCCGTTAGCTTCCGCAAAAGCGGCGGCTAATAAAACATCGTCTTCTTCGCGTGAAACTAACGCTAGCCCGTACCAATCATTATTTTCTTTGGCGACCGCACTTAATGCGTCTGTAATGGTTTCACTACTGAGCTTATTGCCGATAAAAACTTGGGCAACGTGAGAAGATTGGGAAAATGCCGTTGCTACCGCAATGTAGAGCGGATCAGTAGATCGTAGCCCAAGATCTAATAATTCATTGGGATCGGTTACCACTAAAAGCCGTGCTGAGCTTTTCAGGGTATGCTCACCTAAAATAAGCAAATCACTAAACGATTTGCCCGCAATCGCCGTGGTGTTTAAATCAATGGTAACATTTACCAAACGATCAATTTTTGCCATTATTCACTCCTATAAAGGTCGTTTGTGTTTGTTGAGCAAGATTGTGAGTAACTTCAACCTGCTCAATAAAGGAAAGAATATCGGTGGTTTCAGCGACATAGCGGATTTCAATTTCCACCATTGCCCGATCTTGATATTCTTGCTGTTCGTCTAAATAAGCGAGGTGAGTAATGCGACCAATCCGCACCAGAGCCACGCCTTGATTAGCCCATTTCTCCCGAAAATGCACTGTGCTTAATTTCATACAAATTGCACGCAAGGCATTGAGGCTGTTTTCACCGAAATAATTCAGCTCTAACACCGCGTCAATATGGGTTTTAATGGGTTGCTCGCCCGCCTCATTTACCTTGCCATAATGAAAATGGTTGGGCGTTTGTTCAAATTTAAGCTCATAGGTAAAAAAGGGCTTTTCAGGCTCACACCCATTTTCATAAGCACGAATAAATGGTCGAGAGGAAAGCCCACAAAGTAAATCATAGAGTTTGTCTAACATTTATTTCACCCGTTGTGCTAAATAGCGATAATGTTCAATCACACCGTTATGATAGGAAGAGCGGGCCACCACTTCATAACGCCCGCCCTCAAACATCACCACCGTGCCATTCGCCTGATTTTCGCCCGCAACCTGCAAGGGAAAATCCGTGTAAATTTTCACCGCACTTGCAATATGCCGTCCCTGCATCATCGCCGATAAGCGATCCATTTCACGGGTATTTAACGGCTGAATTGAGGCGGTAAATTCTTGCTCCACCTCTTCACCGTTTACCCATTTACCTTTAATGTATTGTCCCTCTGTCCGCACCAATAGCTTGTAAGGCTTGCGAAAAGAAGATTGAAAAGGAAAAGATGACATTACACCTCCACTTGATAACGAATGGAATTAACGAGCTGCCCCGTATCAATCAACGGTTTTGAGCTTTTTTTACGTTTTATCGTGGCTTTGGCGTTAGGTTTCCAAGGATAATGTCGCAAGGTTTGTTTTTGTTTACCTTCGTACCATTGCCCCAGTCGTGCCAGTTCTAGCCGAAGATCGCCCCCCTTAACAACATTGAGTACAATGCGTTGTAGATATTGCTCAACTAAACCTTGATGATCAGCAAAGCATTGACGGATAAACGGGCGTGAAGGGATTTTCTCCGTGCCAAATTCGTTCCAAATGGCTATATCAACAACATCAGCTTCGCTTTCTTTATGTTGACCAGCATCGGATTGAATGCCAATTTTTACACTGGCATTGGCAAACTTTTGCATTAAGGTAAGCTCTTGTTCTAAGCCTTTGTTATTAATTTTGACTTCAACATCGCTCATTATTACCCACCGTGATTGCCCCTAAGCGTAAGCAAAGATCGTTGAGTGCGTTGAAATTGGCTAAAAAGCGCTGGGCATTGCTGCCGCTGTCGCCATTAGCAAAATATTCACGCTCTAAATCCCCCTCTCGCTCACGCTTTAGCCCTAAAGGGTTCGCCCTCGCCTCTACAGATTGTGCTAGCAAATAGGCGGCGTACCACGCCACCGCCTCATCTTGCTTGTCTTCCGTCAAGCATTGTGGGCGATAATTTTCTGCAAGCTCAAGTGCGGTGTTAATTTCTTCCGTTTCCATTTTTTGAGATACGGGATAGAAAAAATGCAGTAATGCGGTAACGCCCATTGCCGACTCCTATTTTTTGCCTTTGTTTGATTTCTCGGACTTAGTCTCTGGCACTTCTGAGTTGCCTTCAGGTGCTTCTGAGTTGCCTTCAGGTGCTTCTGAGTTGCCTTCAGGTGCTTCTGAGTTGCCTTCAGGAACATCTAGGTTGGCATCAGTGTTGATTTGTATCAACGTCCCACGTTCAAGCAAAGAGGCTAACCCTACCGCATTCTCAGCCACTTCAATTTCCTGATTTGGGGCGATAAACACCCCATCAAGGCGGATTAAACGAGGTTCAATATTACGCACTAACATTAGGCAGTTACCTCCGCTTTAGTGGCTGAAAGTGGATAACGCAAGAACACACCGCCAATACGGGCAATACAGTTCACCACAAGCTCAAGATTGCGTTCTTGGGCTGGTAACTGGGTGAAATCTTGCGGGGTTTCAAGGCTCAAGTTATCCGCATTTTTCTCATAACAGATGGCAAGGTTTTTATTGCCTGAACCCGCTTTTTCTAGCTCCCATAAGCCCTGAATCACAAGATTTGGGTGTTTGCGCTTGAAGAAAGTTAGAACATCAACCTTGTCAGCGGTGTCCATATATTTGCTGGATAAGGTTTGGTAATCACTCAATGCCAACAATAAATGGGTGGGCTGATGTACGCCTTTTGATTGCAAAATCACCGTGTCGTGCAGATTATCTAAATCCGCTAAAACTGCGTCCGCTTTCGCCGCTTTCCAACCGCCTGTAATCGTGGTTTCACCTAAATTCGGGTGATTAATAAAGCCGTTTAAGCCAAATTCTTTATCGCCCAACAAGGCAATTTCATTCATTTTGATTTCAACCGCACGGCGTGCTGCTCGGGCTTTTGAAGCGGGTAAATCGGTTTGGTTAGCCGCCGCCGCTTTAAGCTCTTGAAGATTGTAACCATAAGATGCACCGATATTTTTCACCTTAATGGCACGTTCCTTCATTGCCACATCTGCACGTGGTAAGTCATCAGCATAGTTGGCAATCACTTTCGCCATTCCCACCGTATCAAAGGTGCGTTCAACAATGGTTTCTGCCCATTCAGGGGCTTCTGAGGACATCGGCACAAGGCTAAGCCCGTTCATCGCAGGGAGTTTTTCTTCATAAGTGCGGTTGCGAACCACTTCCAATTGACGGGCAGTAAATAACCCCGCATCTTGGTTAAAAACGCCCGCGGCATTTAAGCATTTATTGATTTCATTGAGTTCAAAGGCATCTTGATGAAAATCTGACATAATGTTTCCTTATAAAAAAGCCCCCTCAATATTGAGGAGGCGGATTGAACAGTGAAAAGGGAACTGGCTTGAGATTAAGCTAATTCCACTAAGGCGAGTTTGCCGTATTGACCGCAATCGACGACATCGGTTTTAAAGACAGCATTGGGCAACGCAGTCGTACTATTTGACCCTACTTCGCCCGTTGCAGGGTTAAACTTCACCGCACTGCCTGCCGTTACTGTTTTGCCGTTTTCAACCACACACCAAGCCGTGCCTTTTCGTAACACAGAAACCGCGTCAAATTGGGCATAGCCACCCACCACAGCGTGAGAATGTAACGCGATACCTACGGGCGTTGTGCCACCTAATTTTACCTGCGTATTTTTTGTCCCTTGGGTTAAAACGACACCAAAATTGACCGCACTTTCTGCGGCGAAGGTTTCGACTAAATCATAGCGGCTATCGCCTTTCATTCCTGCAAACGCAGGGCGTTGAAATGATTCGTACATTGCTGTTCTCCTTATTGATTGCGACTGGCAAGCATTGCCGCGCGTCCTGTTAATTTTTCACCTTTTTGCCCATCTTGGGTAAAGGTGTGCGTTACTTGGCTACGTTGCGAACCTAACGCGTCTTGGCGAGATTTTGCTTCAGCCATTGCCATATCAAAAGCCGCTTCAATATAGGCATCAGATTTTTGCGATAAATCCGCTCCATCTTGACGAATAGCCTCAATCACCGCTTCGCGTAAAGCACGATCTGAACTATCCGCTTTCACTTCAACCTTATGAGCTTTTGCAATGTTCTCTAACTCAACACGAGCTTTGGCAACATTTACCGCATCTTGTTTGAGCGTTTCCATCTCCGCTTCAAGGCTTTTTACTTTCGCCTCTAACGCATCGGCACGTGCGCTCTCTTTATCTTTTTCCGCAACCGCATTAGCGGCATCTTGTTTCAATTTATTAAATTCAACAATCACCTCAGGGGCGGCTTGATAAGTAATGCCGCTATCTAGGCGAATATCTGAAAGTTTTGTTTCACTCATTTGAGGTTCTCCATCTTCACGAAATTCTACGGCATCCGCCGCGTCCATATTGAGCTTTGCATCACCTGCACGCCCACGTTTTACGATAGCTAAATGATTCGGCTTAATATTGCGTTGAATCGCATCATAAGGCTCACCGTCCTCTGTAATGCCACTTTTATGCTCAAGCTCTACCGCATAGCCTACCGATAACTCTTTTTTGCCAAAATCCACGGCTTGGGTATTGTGGATCACCACCTCCGCCGTTAAATGTTTGCCATCTTGCTTGCCCTCAGATAACACTGACCCCACCACCAGATGGGCGTTATCTTTTGTAATCACCCCGTGATGATCATCGGTGATCGGAATGCCTTTATATAGCCTTAAACTATCGGCATTAAAGACTTCCTCAGGCGGGCGATATTCCCGCCGTACCGTGCCATCAGGCAACTGATAAAGAAAAACCCCAGTCCTTGTTAGAACTGGGGTATCAAAAATAAACCCGTTATCATCTCGCCTTGCTTGTATCGCACGGCGATCGTATCGCATTACCATTTACTTTCACCTTTACTTAAAGATAAAAAAACAATCCTAAGGTTGCTCTTTTAAATCTTGTACCAAGACTTCATTTTCCGCGTCAAAAATAGCTTTTTGCTCAGGGGTTAGTTTATGTGGATAATCCTGCCAAAAACTGAACTCTTCTTTTTTATCAAAGGAAAACACCATTTCGCCCTCGGTTTCATCATCATATTTCCACCAGACTTTATGGTTTTTATCACGTTTACGCCAGTAGATCATTTTTCGCCTCCAAATATCCTATCTTTATCAAGGCATCATCACAAAAATAACTGAATAGCTTCTTCAAATGTTGCTAAACGAATTTCATCATCTTTCACCAAAATAACTTGACGAAACTCATTAGCAATTACTTGTGTTAAAGCCCATATAGGAAAATAGCATTGATAGCCTTGCCAGGCTTTCCAATATTTAATGTCCTCATAGCCTATTTCGTTGGCAAATTTAATGATCTTTGCTTCATTCATTCGATTCCCCTCTTGGATTTTCTATCTCATCGGGTGATAGCCATATACCTGCCTCTTTTATCTCTTTATGTGTCATTAAGCGAATTTCATTATCTTTCACCAAAATTCGGCGACGATATCCTCCCATAAGAGGCCTGAGACTTATTTGGAATAAGTCCTCTTCACTCAAACATAAAAACTGTTGATAGCCGTTCCATACACCCTCAAATTCTAATGAGGCATAGCCTTGTGATTTTGCAAATTCAATAATTTTTGCTTTATCCATTTATTCTTTCGCCTCCATAATTCAGCTTGTTTTATTATCTAACAGCTGACTTTAAAAAATAATTCTATCTCCATCAATATTCATTACTTGAATAAATCTTGAATGTCCTGACGGGAAGTTATCAGGCACTTCAATTTTATTATGAATAAGGACTGCACGAATAGCATCGCAATTAGTTATATCATCCTTAGTGATTAAGGATATATATATATATCCGTGTTCCATCCAAGAATAAGTAATTTTTTCCTTTTCTGCCTGCAAAAATAAATGCTTTAAAAATTCAATCGCTTTTTTGTCGCCAATTAATTTTTCTTCACATTCATCAACATCAAAATCAAGGTAAATAGGATTTTTTGATGGTAAAGGGATTTTTAAAAGGTGCATTATTTATACCTTGTTAATAGTGCTAAGCCTAGATGAAATAAATCCGGTTTTTTAGATACTAATTCCTGAAATTTATTTTTATCTCCGCCAAGCATTGCTTCAAATGTCATTGTTAGCATCTCTCTCGGTTTAGGATCATATTCATCACCATACATTTTCCCATAATATGGAGAAGGGAAATGATCTTTCTTAGTTATTTCTGTTTTCCCAAAACCTACATGAGGAAATAAGTCATCTAATTTTTCAATGACATCATTTTCAGTGCTTTTCTTCCAAAACTCAACAAAATAATTATCTAATTCAGGTAGAACTTGTTGCAACCGATGTCCATATTCATGAATATGGGTTGATAAACGATAAGCTTTATCGCGAGACTTATTTGTCGTAATTAATACATCATTGGCTTTAACCTGTCTAAACAGGTCTTTTGTCCGTAAAAGAGGATATGTCTTTTTTAACCATCTTAGATGTACATTTTTATCATATTCACTAGGTATCTTCTGACAAAATGAACGTGATGTAGTTTCTCTTACAAAGACTGTACCATATTCGTTAGCTTTTTCTATCCATTTTTTTGGATAACGTTTAACGGCTTCAGAAATTTCAGCGACTGCATTTTTTTCAAATCCAGTTACATTAATAATTCCGCCTAGTTCTACTCCCTCTTGTTTCATAATGTCCATTATGCCTAGGTGAGGAGAGTTTTCTGCAATAGCGTTATCAAGCAAAGTTTTGTATCTTAAATGAAGATTTCTACCAATATTAATTACTTTATTAATATCGGTTGGCAATGTTTCTTGATTAACTTCTAAATGATTTGAATGGTCAAATTCCCCTCCATTGATTACAATCACATTATTTTGACTAATCAACTCCCCAAACTCTGGCAATACTGCCTCAGCACTACATCGGCATAAAATCGGTTGCCCAGGGTGTCCATCTTCAGGCGGATTGTCCCAACGAAATTCTTTCCCCTCACGCTCAACGTGCAATAAACGCTCACGCTCATCTAAACTACCACGCCAGATATAGGATTTTACGCCGATATTTTCTTGACGTAATTGGGTGAGCCGTCCGTTGAGTTTGCCGATTTGATCCCGTGCAATGATAGTCGCACGGCGTTTAGGCATATCAAGGAGTTTTTCTAAATCTGCCGCAAGGCTTTTATAGCTTTCACCTTTGCGTAGTGCTTCAACCATTCGATAACGTAGTTTTTCTTGCAACTGCGTTGGAATGCTTTTAATTAGGTTAATATTTTGCCATTCAGCCTGTAATAACGGTTCATCAAGCCAAGGCTCAGTGAGAAAAATATCCACCTTGTAAGCGGATTTCAACACTTTATGAAACTGTTTTTTATTAAACTCTGCTGTTTGCGACAGGAATTGTCGCACAGCAGGGCGAATGTCATTATCACGGGTGTAAAAGGTGGTTGCCTGTAACAATTCGGTTAGCCATTGCTCTAAAATCTCAATGCTGTCATCTTGGCGTAGCGTTTTCTTTAAGTGCGGTGTAATTTCAGGCAGTTTTTTTCTTGCTGTATCGCTAATTTGCTTGGCGATAGCTTGCAAATACTTCACATACTCCCGCTCAATCGCCTCAGGAAACAGCCACCGCTTTTGCTTTTTGGGCTTTTTGATAGTCGTTAATGTCATCTTCGCTTACCTCTGGCAAAGCCGCCGCTGCAATCCCCAATTCTTCTGCAATTTGCTGCCGTAATTCTTGCGTAGATAATGCCCCGCTATCTACTAAGTCAATCAGCCGTCCGATTTCTGCTTTGGCGGCTTCGGCATTCAATTTACGGGCTTCCGCTTGCTCTTTGTCTGTTGGCGTATTGAGTGATGGAAAGTGAATTTGCCAGTTTTCAAATGGCTTAATATGTTTTTGCAACATCATCAATTCAATCAGCCGCTCTAGCACAGGTTTGATTTTGTGCTGTTGGATACCCTCGATTAGGTCATAATAGCTCTCAAAATCACTTTTTCCTGTAGCGTTCATTCCTTTTGCCGACTGACCGAATAAAATCGCAACGGGAATATTCACATCGGCAGAAATGGCAATCTTGAACTCATCAAGCACATCAACGATGCCATTTAAATCAGCGTTTAAAATGGTGTAATCATCTTCAAAATCTACCGCCACCCCGTTTAGTAGATTGCGCCCCCGTTCAACAAGGTTAATCCGCTCTCTAATCTGATCTTCTAACCCGTTACTAATGGCAAGGGCAAGCCCTTTCATTTTATGCACGGCTTGCTGTTTACGCTCCAGAATTAATGATAACCAAGTGAGCGATGTTTGATAATCACGGATTTTTTGATACGCCGTTTTCACCATACTACGCCCTATCCAGTGCAAACCGTTTTTCAAACGCTCAGGCATTGGATCGCCGCCCATAAATAACAAACGGCTTTCGTGGATTTCCACTTGACTTTCAAGCGAGCCATTCACTGCCCCAATATTGAGGCGATAGGTTTCAAACCGTCCGTAATTGGTTCGTCGTGGATCTAAATAGCGCCTTGGTGTCGGCGAAATTTGACTTAAATCAAATACTCTCACTTCATCAATGCGATTGAGTTTATTGATGTTCAATGGCTCGCTGAGCTTCGCCCCGTCATCGGTTAAAAGCAACATCACCGAGCCACCGAATAGCCGCGACCAACGCACCATATCCGCCAAGGCAGGCAAAATTTTCAGGCGATCAAGTTCATTGAAAATCACGTTATCCTCATCACCTTCAATCTCAACAGAACGAGAAATCGCCGCATCGGCTGGCATATCTACCACCCGAGCCGCCAACCCACCTAGTTCATACAGGGTTAAATCCAAAAGTGCGGTGCTTTTTTGTGATGTTTTTTGAAAGTGGTTTAGCCCTAAGGCATCGGCATAGCCGTCTTGGTTAAATGGCATAATTAACTACCTAATCCAATAAATCGTGATAACACATCGTCTTTCGGGGCAAAGCACATCACCAAGGCATCCGCTTTATTTGGTGAGGGAATGCCCCGTTTTTTCATTTCTTTTTTGCTTTCGACTTTCACGCGCCCGTTATTGTCATAATCCACATAAGGGCGAGATAACTCCGCTTTTAAATAATCCAGATCGTGAATTTGTGATGAAAGGCTGATTAGCTCATCAACGGGATAGCTTTCCTGATACTTGATGGCTCGATAGGTTTTGTAAAAGCGATCTCGCAGCCGCCACCACGCTTGAGCCTTGATATTGGCGAACATATCGCGATTAGTTTTACCAAAGACATATTCATCATCAGGCTCAAAAACGGCAGCACCTGCATTAAATCCGTTAATAGCAATAGATTTATCACTAAGGCGGTTATAATGTGCTTTTACCCCTGCACCAACCCCAATACTGTCAAATACAATTTCATCAGCGTTAAACTCAATGGCATTAAGCCGTGTACGGTCGGCGCTAGCAATCACATCATCGCCTTTCCATTCATCAACCCGTAGCACCACTGATCCGTGCGAAAACGCATTGGCATTTGCATCAGCCCCTTCATCAGCCACATCAAAGCCGACAATTTTTCTGCCTTCAGGTTTAAACCCGAGTTGAATATGTGCATCAACGGCGGCATCAATCCATACGGGCTTAATGATCACTTTATCGCTATCTGCAACGGGTTCCCCCTCCCAAATATGCCGATAAAGCTCATAATCTTTCGCCTTGCAATCTTCCATTTCTAATCGCAAGGTTTCGGGGAAAAATGGATTGTCTGTAAAATTAACTTTAATCAACACAATATCGCTTGGCGGCGAAACAACAAAGCGTTGATAGGTGTCATCAAGAATATTTTTCGGGTTAAATGAAACCCAGATTTCAGAATATTCTTTCCGAATAGTTGGGATTAAAATTTCCCAACTCTCTTTTGACACATTTTCGGCTTCTTCCACCCAGCAAATATCAATCCCCTCAAGGGATTTAATTTTAGTCGGGTTATTTTTAATGCCGTAAAACAAAAAAATCGCCCCCGTTTTAAGGTTGTAGATTTTATTTTTCTGTACATCAAATTCAGCTTGATAGTCATAGCGTTCGATTGTATCGGCAAGTAACTGAATCACCGAATCACTAATCGAGTTCTGTAATTCCCTCGCACAAAGAAAGCGACTTGGCGAACGGCGGGCAATTTCAATTAACAGCCTCGCTATCGTCCAAGATTTACCACTACCACGCCCACCATAAGCCACTTTGTAGCGATGAGGCTCAATAAAAGGTAAAAATTTACTAATCAGCTTCTGCGTCATCTGAAAATAAATCCCTTAATGAGCCTAATGCCATAGAGCCATCGCTTGAGGTTAAATCTACTTTTTGGCTGAACATTCCTAAATGCTTGCCAAGTAATTCAAGAGCCTTATTCACGGAAGAGGATTCATAAACAAATTGAGCAATATCATCACCAACAAGCTCGCCATTCTCAGATTTTCTGATTTCGGTTTTGATCACCGCCTTTTTACCAGATGCAATCTCGATGTTCTCTAATAGCATACGAATGACATCATCTTGGGTTATTTGAACACGTTCAGAGCGTTTATTTTGGGCATCTTGAATTGCTTGTTGAACTGTAGTTTTCTGTAGTAATTGATAACCCAATTCAGATGCTCTATTTTTACTATATCCCGCTCTAATAGCTGCTTGAGTTGCGTTTAAGTCGATTAAGTACTCTTCTATAAATCGTTTTTGCTTATCAGTTAAACCACGACTATTCGTGGATTTAACCCCACTTTTTTTACTAGCCATGGTTAAAATCCTTAATATTTAATGTTGAGCATGTTCAGTTTGCCACTCTCTAATGCGATCGATGCGGTTTAGACAAATATCACGTTCACGCTTGAGTATCACTGCGTACTGTGCTACATCTCCATAAGTACGACCATTAAAGTTTGTCTTATCTAGATAGCTAATTAATACCGCAGGGATTTGAGGTTGAACAGTCGTTACCGGCTTACTTGCGCAAGAACTCAATAATATTACGAGGAGCAGCACTGTTATACGCATCACTGGCTTTGTCATCTGCTGATATGTTTTTGATAACATCATCTGATTTGCTCCTTACCTCTGATTCTTGCTTACTTAATTCGAGTGTCAGCTTTTGATTATTGACCGCCTCTGCGTGTAATCGGATAATCGTTGCACTTTGTGTCGCTATTGTGTCAGACTGTTTAGCAATTTCGTTTTTTAAATCTTTTATCAGTTGATATTGATACACGACACTAACAAGTAACAATGTCATAATCGCTATCACATATAGCCATTTATTTGTTGTAAACATATATCACCTATCAGGATATGATTTACGGCTTAGTTGGAAATGTGGACCGTCGTAAAAAGTACGCCAATCTCCACCCCACTCAACATCAATATTCAAACGTTCACTGATAGATTTGATTAACTCGGCTAACGCTTTAAATTTTGCTTTATTATTCCAGTCAATAACCGTTTTACCGTTCTCGACTGTAACCGGTGCCAAATCAACAGCATGGCCAGTTAAATGACGACTATTCATCGTCTTACTTGCACCGCTTTTCACCAACGCGGTTTGTCGTGCTTTACTGCGCTTACCTTCCACCACCATAAAATCAAACGTTGATTCCGCAATAGCAGTCCGCACCACCTTAACCAAATCAGGATGCACACCAACCAAACGCATTTCACTAGTAGTAGAAAATTTAAACTTACTCATCTTTGCTCACCTTTTTAGTAATAAATTTAAATAAAAACTCTCTTATCTTTTCCGCACCGATAAAACCAATCATTCCGCCGATAAAGGTTGATAAATTTTCGTGCAAGCCAAAATGATTTAGTAACGACATACACGAGAGTGTTAATGCTCCACATATCGCTCCGTCTAATATCCGTTGACGATACGAACTTTTTTGTTGCAAAAACCAAGCACGTAAAATAGACATAAAAAAAGCCATCACGAAACCCGCAATGGCATTGTAGTTTTGTTGGAGATACGCCCAGATAATGAGCCACACTCCAGGATCTTTGTCTGGCATTTTCATTCCTCAGCCTCCTTTTGAGGCAATAAAAAACCCCGACCGTTTCCGATCAGGGCTGACAAAAACATTTTAACTTACGACTTTTTTAAAAACAAAAAAGCCCGACATTTCTATCGAGCTTTATTTAAGATGTAAAAATCTCACCATAATTTATTTTATACAACTTTTGTCTAGACAAATCAACAGTTTTTTTAAACTATTGCATAATTAAATGGTTCTATATGATTTACTCTTTTTTGTTTTAACTCCCATAAATCATAATCGGTTTGTAATGCAAGCCATAATCTAGCTGTACTAATGCCTGCCTCCTCGAGTGCAATAGCTAAATTCGCTGTCATTGCAGTTTTACCATGTAAAACTCTAGAAAGTGTTTCTCTTGAAAATCCAAGATGAGTAGCAAGGTCATTAATTTTTATGTTATTTGGCTCAATAAACCCATCTAATAAGACTTCACCTGGATGTGCTGGTTTACGCATAATTATTCACCTCACTAATGATAATCTTCATAATTTAAAATATACGCATCACCATTAATAAATTCAAAAGTAATGCGATAATTGCCTGATACTGTCATTGAATATATTCCTTTTCTATCCCCTTTTAATTCGTGGCATTGATAAAACTGAATGAAATCATCAACAATAACAGAACGATCTATAAGAGATAAAATACCATTAATTTTACGTATATGATCTGCTCGCAATCCTTTAGTTATTCCCTTTTCAAAGAATTGCTTCAATCCTTTATGCTTAAAACTCTTAATCATATTTTACCTCTTCATATTGTGATATAATCATATCACAATAAAAGAAAAAAAGCAATCACGCAAGAAAGATACACTCATCTTTTGTAAGCATTAATTTTAATGACGTTTCCGCTATTTTCATCTGATTAAAATATTGTGCTTTGCTTATATTAAATAACTCTAATATCCCGTATCTCACAGGAACACGATCGCTGTCATATTCCGTATAAAGCGGCAAACGATAAGCATAAGTCGCCATAAATAACTCATACAAATCCGGCGTAACCTTACGCATCACTAAAAGGCACTCCTCAATTTTTAACGCCAAATCCTCACTAATCGGTAACACTCTTCTCCCACTCTCATCAGGCGGAAGCGGAATACTAATGGATAAACTAGGGTATTCAGTACCCAAACGAGGCGTTGCCCAATACCCCCACTGAATAAATACTCTACGGATATTATTAAAAATCAATTCCATTATTCACCTCGTTTTCTTTGCATTAATCTCACTTTCTTATTAAAGATTCTTTTAATCCGCCTTAAATCATCATTACTGTAGTGTCTTTGTCGTTGGTCTGCTTCTATTTCCTCTACTTTCTTAATACCCAATCGTTCAATCAGTCCAACACGATATTCGTGATAATTACCGCCTAAATGGCGGTTACAGCGCTTGCACTGCCCGTGAATATTTAACGTATAAAATCGCAAGTGCGGAGATGAGCCACGGCTACGATAATGACCGGCATCAAATCCACCACCGAGCTTTTCACTGATTAATGGCGTTCCGCACGAAATACATTCTTTATTTTCATCACGAACACGAATATATCTATTAACTGCTTCTTGAGCTTCTTTAATTAATTGCCCTTTAGTTTTATTTTCCTCTTTTAATGCAGATAATCGCTTTTTACTTTCTAATCTTGCTTGCTTATCTAGCTTTTCACGTTTCTTGCGTGCTTGTTCCTTGCTAAGTTTGATCGCACATTCAACGCTACAAACTTTCTGTAAGCTACTTACTGTCTTTGTGTAGTAAGTGCCACACACTTTGCATTTATACTGTTTACTTTTAACCATCGATCCCTCTTACAACATAAAAACAACACCAACACACACCCAAAACACTAAGCAGCCCAACATTGATAAGATAAGTCCCCAATTCATTTATCCTCCAAATTAAAAAAACGCATATAGCTGGTTAATAATTTTTTGATCGGTTGTATTGTTGAAAATATGCTTTAAAGCAGCATTAATTAAAGCGTTGTAACATTGCTCAAATTCATCTTGCTCCATATTGCCGTAACTGAGCGATTTCGCTTCAACTCGAACCCGTCCATCTATCGTATAACTCACATCTTTAAAGCCTGCTAACACGGTTAAATGCTTGCGGAATGTGTCAAATTGCTTTCTTTCATCAAAATACTTCCAATCTGTTTTATCCGCGGCCCAATGTTCAAAACAAAATTTAAAAAAGGAAAAGACTTTACGGTGAAATTGAGGGTTGCGAGTTCGCTTTACCTCAACTTCGTATATCTCACCATTTTTAAATTTTTGCAGTGCTGGAAGATATATGTCATCTGCTGCAACAAATGTGCCACCAGCACCTTTAACCATTTCAATAATCATTGGTTATCGCCACTCCAGATTTGCAAAATTATCAATATGGATATGGCGAATAACTTGCCCCATTGCCTTGTGTCTAGGATCGAATATAGCTAAATGATTCCCTCGACAAACATCAGTCCATTTATCTGTTTCTGGATTTAAAAACTTAATTCGTCCACCAACGATAAATCGAATCTCAGTTGCTTTTTCTGCAACCAGTGAAAACCATTTAGTACTAATATCAACAGGCAAAAGCATCACTACTAAGCAATCGTGATTTTCGTATAACTCAACCGCACGTTTTACAAAACTAAGTGGCTCACTGAATGGAGGGTTGATCCAAATGCGTTCGTTTATTAATGGATATTTCAGAAAATCCATCTCTGGTGTAATGTAACGCCCACATTTTGCGTTGTGAGTCAATGCTGCCCCGTCAATCGTAAAATTAAATTCTGCATTTATTTGGTTAAATACAGATAATGGTGTTGGGTATGTGTCTTTATCAAATTCCATCATTTCTCCTAAAACTTCAATTCCGGACGGTTAAAAAAACGTGCTACCTCTTGCGGATTGTGAGGTTTAAACGTGGTTTCTTTAGCGATAGTTCTTACTGGCTCAGGCAATTTCACACCGCTTTTTAAACGATTTGCCATTTCTTCCAAGGCTTTTTTAATCGCCTTATCCTCTTGCATCTCGGTGTACGCTTTTTGCTGTGCGTCATTGGCAATTTTGGTAATCAACCAATATTCAGCGGTTGATGCAAACTCAAAATTTTCAATGTTGTAAAAGCCGCCGTTAGATCGGAATTTATTTAAGCGATATTTCAATTCCGCTTCATCAGGCAAACCTAATTCAGCGTAATTTTCAGCCTTGCACCAAGCAATAAATTGCCCAACGCTAGGAAAGAATGGGTTACTCTCTCGTTCCGCTTGTGCAATACCTCGCTTGAATTGTGCAGCGGTCGTCACGCCGTTGTTGACCAACGCCTCAAGCCAAAGCCGTTTTGCTTCCTGATAGCCTTCCTCACCATCAAATGCCGCCTGCCACGCCGGGAATATCGCTTTTAATCGGGCAAATAAGCGATCGACAAATTTTGCCACCTGCGGCGGAATCTCTTGCTTGCCTACCGGGGCTTGATAACTCGGCTCATTGCCGACCAAATCCGCCAATTGTGTATTTGCAAAATGACGCATTAACCCCCCCTAATCTCAATCGTTTTGCCACGCCACCAGCTGTCGTCATTGTCATCAAATTTTGATTTTTTAGGCTGGTTTTGTGGCGTTTCTTGCCAATCCCAACCGGCTTTAAAGCCACGCCAGCCACGCTCAATCATAATTTCCGCCACCTCCGCAAGCGGTAAACCGGCTAAATCGGCTTGTTTTTGCAGACGCTCCAGTGCAGTTTTTGTAATCGGTGCTTTTTTCGCTTTGCGATGCGTAATAAAATCTTCAGCCAGCTGTTCCGTGATACCAAACTGTGCCAAAAGCGTGAGCGCAGTCGATTTTTTTTGCATAGTTTTTTTATGGTTAATTGACTGGTTAATAGAGTGACTGGTTCTGGGTGAAATATTTTCACTAGGGGTGGGTGAAATATTTTCACTAGGGTGGTGCAAATTATTCACTCCCCCTAGTGAAGAATTTTCACTACTTGATGCAGTATTTTCACCACCTTGCTCAAGACGTAAAATATATAAATTTGATGTGTTTCCCTCTTTCGTTTTGCGCTCTTTTTTCTCAACCCAGCCCATCTCAATCAACGCATCAATGTGTGAGATCGCACTGCGACGAGAGATTTCACATTGATCGGCAATATGTTGATAAGACGGAAAACAAACGCCATCATCGCTAGCGTTGTCCGCTAACTTAAGCAATACCAGTTTACGTGTCGCATTTCCCACCTTACATTGCATTGCTTTCACCATTAATAACATACTCATATCATCAACTCCGTTGCATATTGTTCCGCAATAAAACGCATACCTTCCGCCGTTACTCTCGTTTGCGTGTAGTTATGCCCACATTCCGCCGTGCCGGTTTTCACCGTAAACAACGGCTTCACTTTCTCACTAGCAAACGGCAACAACTTGCCTGATTGACGAAACAACAACCGATCTTCGATCAAACGTTCGATCATCGCTTTCTCCGGCATCTTTAAAATTTTCGCGGTTTCACGCAGCGATTTACTGGTGCCAACGTCAACATAATGATCGACAAATGCGGCTTTTGGTTTTAGTTCTTTATTTTCTAAAGCTAATGTTTGATTTTGCTCCGCTAAATCTGCGGCTAAGCGCAAGGCTTCGGGTAATGTTTGAGGGATTTGGTGAGTTGGCTGTAATTCACCTTTAGTATAAGCATTAAATACTTGGTAAACCTTTACTTCAAACTCAGCATTGATCCAAGCAGCATATTTAAAAACTAACTCTCTACAAGCATAAGTACCTTGTTCAATACCACCTTTTATTGTTTTGATAGGCGATGTGCAAATTTGCATATCGGTCAAAGCTTGTACAAAATCAAGAGCAGATTTCGTTCTAAAAAATTGGGCAGGTGCGTGGATAGGATTTCCACCACTCGCACGATGTAAATCATTTAGACAATATCGTCCTTGACCGTCTTGTCTAATTTCTGTATTATCAATTTTAATTAATTGGTTCATTTAACCTCCTAAACCACCGTTGCCTCGGTGGTTTTTTATTACTCCATTTCATCAATCGCTTTTTTAGCTAAAGTGATTAATGCTTTTCTTTCTTCATCATCACTATGCTTCTCTCTGACGACTAAACCTAGTTCATCTAAAAAAGCACAAAACTTATCGAGATGATCGGCTTTGAAGCGACAAAGTGTGCTTGGATCCACCCCAATACTTTCTGCGATTTCTTTATCTGTTCTCTCAACAGATTTTCTTCTGATTAAATCCGCAATTCTCATTGCAGATTTGCTTAATTCATTGCGTGCCATTGCGGTTACCTTTGGGTAGATTAAAGTTATGAAAAATTAGCAGGATTGCTGAATTGTTTAATATCATCTGCGGTAACCGCATAATTAGACGCTTGAGCAAGACGTTCCGCATAGTTGGTTTCACCAGTGTATTCAGTTCTCGGCAAACTGTTTGAGGTGCGCCATTTATAAACAGCACGAACTGATACACCACAAATTTCAGAAACTTTACTAGCACCCAAGGTATCAATAAGACTCTTTAAATTTTTCATATTTCATCCTTTATTTGTACATAAAGTACATATTAAGCCATAACTGAAAGTACTTCAATATTTATTTATAATTGAACCAATCGTTCAATAAGGGTAAAAAATGATCTCTGAAGAAAAAATTAGACAAGGTTTTGCAGAACGCTTAACTATCGCCTGTAAATTGAAAGGGCTTCCCGACAAGGGGAAAGGCAAAATGTTAGCCGACTACCTTCATTTAACACCAAAGGCAGTCAGCAAATGGTTTAATGCTGAAACAATGCCATCTCCAGCAAATATCTATGCAATTGCTAAGTTTTTAGATGTATCAAAAGAATGGCTAACATATGGTGATAAAAATGCTTCGTTGGAAACAATTAAACCACAAAGAGCTTATCCATTATTAAGTTCAATACAAGCAGGATTATGGAAAGGAATCAATACATTAGATAACGAGCAAGGCTATGAAATGATACCAAGTACTATTCTAGCCTCTGAAGATTCTTTCTATTTACGAATTGAAGGAAAATCAATGTTGCCTCGTTTTAATGAAGGTGATTTAGTATTAATTGATCCAACGCTTTGCCCATCTCCAGGCGACTTTGTCGCAGCAGTAAATCATGATAATGAGGCTACATTTAAACAATATAAAGAGTTGGGAGAGTTAGATGAATATGGCAGACCTCATTTTGAATTAGTCCCGCTAAATCCAATGTTCCCAAGATTAAACTCTCAATCACACCAAATTAGAATTATTGGTGTAGCTGTACAAAGAATTGAAACACTATAGAATCTGAAGTTCAGAAGCTGAATTTTATTGGGTAGTTTATTATATTTCCAAATACACATACGTAATTATTAAAGAGGTTACCTATGAAAAACTCCGTATCTAAAACTTATCTTAAAGAAATAAAAATTAAGAAGTTTAGGGGGTTAGATGATATAACAATTCCTATAGCAGAGAGAATCACATTAATTTCAGGTAAAAATGCCACATCAAAGTCAACTATATTAGGAATAATTGCTCATACTTTTAATTTTGAAAAAAATTATGTAACAGATCAAGTTATCAATAATAAGACGATTTGGGGAAGTTCGTTCATTTCTAAATTTAGTGAGCACTTCAAATTGTCTGAAGTTTATGATCCGCCACACTCAATGGATTTAGAGGGAATTGTTTTTGATAAAGAAAGTCAAAAAGATATCTACTTTACGCAAGAAATGGGAGATTATACAAAGCAAGATAGACAGCGAGTTGTTGTAAGATATAAAAATTCAGAAAATGAAAAGCAAGATAGAAAAATAACTCACCCAGTTATTTTTCTTGGTTTAAAAAGACTCTTACCAATTGTAGAAAGGCAGACTAAAAAAATTAGCTTTGATTATTTCGAAGATGATAAAAATAGAGACGAATTTATTAAATTATCAAATCGAATTTTGCTAAAAGTCCATCATCATTCATCATCGAATATTGCATCTACAGAATCTAAACTTCTGAAATCTACCGTTGCACACGGAAAAAAATTATGATGAAAACTCTGTTTCTGTAGGTGAAGATAACGTAGGGCAAATAATCATAGCTTTATTATCATTTNAAAAAATTAGCAAATGAAATAGGAGCATCATACCAAGGTGGTATATTACTGATAGATGAAATTGAAAATAGTCTTTTTCCTGCAGCTCAACTAGAATTATTAAAAGTATTTAATGAATACGCCAGTACATATAATATTCAGATTATAATGACATCCCACTCACCAATATTAATGAGAAGCGTATTAGAGCTTAATCAAGAGAGAAATAGACTTTTATACTTAACAAATTCTTATGGAAAAATAGAGGTAGTAGATTGGGAATGGGAGCAAATTGAGGCAGATATATCGGGTCATATAATACCTGCAAGTNAAAAAAATTACATCTACTAAAAGGATTGACTGTTATGTTGAAGATGAAGAAGCAAAACTATTACTTAATACTCTTTTATATCGGAATAATCTTCAAAAAACACCTAAAAATAGACTTTATAAAAGGCTTTGGTTGTAAACACTATTTAACTCTGATAGAGAAAGTCCCACACATTAAAAATAATACACTTATTATTTTAGATGGTGATTTAAGGCCTAACAAAGAGAAATTAGAAAAAATGACAATCAACAAAGTTAAACATCCAAACGCAATAGCTCTACCAACATCATTACCACCAGATCAATTATTATTTCTAATTCTACATAACTTACCAGAAGACTCACCATACTGGAAAAATCAGTCTATGTTTACTAAATCTAATTTTTTAGCAGTAACGCCCAAGAAGTGTATACTAAATTGTCTATCCCTGCTACACCTATAA